AACCGACGATGACATTGCATTTATAAAGAGCCGCAAAGGGCAGGTCGGGAGACCCAGTAGAGGAGTCGAGGAAGAGGAGAATATTTAATGTTTGATATAGACAAGGAAAGAGACGCCATTAATGCAAGCTATAAAAGGAGTCTAATGCTATTAGACGTCGCTGTAGATATTAATAAGGTGGCTGATGTCTATTTTACGGGATACTCTACGATATTTCTAAAACCAGTCAGAACTCATTCTGAGTTCGAACAACTGCTAAAAAAATGCCGTTTAGAAATCGCTGGGCTGCATCTTAATCGCTATTACCTGCACGATGGGCACCTTCTTGTTGTCTATCAGGCTGTCTATCAGGATGAGTCCATAGATATAGCCTTCTCCATATCGGAGGAAATTAACAAAACGCTTGAAATAATATCTGAGGGGGCATGTGTTGTGCGACTCACGACGCAAGAAGAACGTGTTATTGTCCATACTCAGGACAAGCGTTAGAGGAGTTCGGGGTTTTGACATTTGAAATGTCGAAACCTGATTTGAAGATGGGATAGACTATTACCTTTCCCAACGCTCAAAAAAAAGCGGTGGGGAAAAGCGGAAAGAATACTTGACTTTGTTTTAATATACAGTTATTGTGGAATTAGCAGTTAACTATATAAAGGAGTAACACAATGCGTGAAGTTGAAGTGTGGGAAGATGAAGCACGGGCGGGGTCCTTTTTGTTGTCTCAAGGTCTTGAGCGGGAACACAAACCTATTCGAGACTTGATTGAAAGGTACAGAGAAGATTTTGAAGACTTTAGTCTTTTAAAAAAGCGAAAGTTAAGATCAACCGGAGGTAGGGCAGCGAACGAGTATATGCTTAATGAAGATCAATTTATGTTTTTGGGAACGTTGCTTAGGAACAATAAAAAAGTAGTTGCTTTTAAAAAAGCGATAATTCAGCAATTTAAAAGATGCCGTCTTGAAAATAAATCGCTTCAACGACACAAGCGAGAGCCAGAATATCAGGTCATCAGAGATGCTGGAAAGATTGTCCGAAAACAGACAACCGACGTTATGAAAACTTATATTGAATATGCTGAATCACAAGGGAGTAAAAATGCAACCATGTATTATTCAAATATAACCAGGATGCTAAACGGTCTTTTGTTTGTCACCGAGGGCAAATTTGCAAATCTTCGTGAAGTTATGACAACCCAACAACTAATGACAGTATCCTCAGCCGAACAGATAATTGACCGGGGACTGAAAGATGGTATGAGTAGGCATGTATTTTACAGAGACATTTACCAAGACGTTAAAAAAAGAGTTATGACCTTTGCGGAATTGCACGGACAGAGCAAGATTATTGAGAATTATTTAGAGAGTGTAGGAAATCAAAAATGCGTGGAGTGAAGACTTGTAGATGCACCCAGATTTGGGGCGGTCTACATAGGCGGAAATGGAAATTAGCAATATGGGGGATGATCCTTGGAACTTTCACTGTCGCTATATCTGTGGTAGGATGGATTATGGGGTTTTCGGGAGCCGCCGGCTGTCTTACCGCAGCTGGGGAAAACGGATAAAGAGGTTTGGGTGTCGGGGGTGGGACCGATACTTATTAAACAGGCGGGTATATGGCTAAGTTGTTATTTAAATATTCATTCACTGGAACGATCCCACGGGCAAACAGAATGTACGGGCATAGGTGCATACCGAACAAGCGGTCTAGTAAGCCAGCATACCTACCAATAGTCTTCATGACTAAAGAGTACAAGGACTTCAAAAAGAAAATCGAAGCGCAGGTGCCAGCGAAGCATTATACAGGTAAAATCGATCTGGATATAAAGGTTTGGTTTTACAGGCTGAAAGATACGGACAGCTTCATCAAACCGTTCTTGGATGCGATAGAAAGTGCCGGGCTTGTGGAAGATGATAAACAGGTCCGTGACATAAATATTCAAAGAGAGTATCATAAAAGATGTGAACAGGATCATTTGGAAGTCAGTGTGTACACTGCTGATCCTCGTTTAGAATTAACTATACAGAGACCGAAAGCGGAGGGCAAAGATGAATAAGGAATTACCACAAGAATTGAAAAGTTTCGTAAATAACACAAGCTGGAGATTCGCAACAACATATGCAAACACATGGCCTCATTACTACCTGGTGAGGGATAAGGTGGACAAACGGATGTTCTATAAGCTTGCTCAACACATTAGAACCTATGGCTACGACGGGAAGTTTTATTCAAGGTATATACGGTACTTCAACGAAGATGGTTGGGTTTACTGGACGATGGTAAAATTAGTCAACGGAGAGTGGGATTATCCACTTGAAGAGACCATGATTATAAACAGAGTACAAGAAGAAGACTCGTATGAGTACAAGCGCGATAACGGGCTACTGCAGCCTTCGAAGAAGGGTAAGAGTAGTAACGTACCAAAGAAGACCAATGAACGCAATGTGAGCGGTTCTAACGGTGCAAACAAGGTAAACCAAATGGAGTTACTATGGTAAACTATCAGGTTGGCATTATGGCTGTGCGAAATAGAGCGGTCCATGTATACAGATTGATGTACGATCTGAAAAACCAGGGGATAGAGCCGACTGTAATATGGGACGATTCGAGAAGCGGGGCATGGAGAACAGCACAAAGGTTCTGGGAGCTTGTTCAGTCTGAGTACGGGGTGCTTCTTCAAGATGATGTAGAAGTATCACCGGTGTTTAGAGAGAATATAGAGGGTATTATAGAACAAGGATCCATTGAAACTGTACTCTCTGGATTTTGGCCAAACAAGGAAGTTGGTGAAGCTTTTGAACAGGGTTACAGGTATATTCATCCAACCAATGTAGTATGGGGACAGTGTGTCTGCGCAAACATGGATTTTATTAATAAGTTTCTTGAATGGGAAGTTAGGAATGTCAATCCAAAAAGTGTCCATGACGATGCAAGGATAACTATGTATTGCGTCGACCATTCACTCGATACCTATATCGCCGTTCCAAGTCTCGTGCAGCACAAGGAATTGAAATCGGAGAACGGGAATCCGATTGCACCATTTGGTAGGCGGAGAGTCCTTCCAAAAGAATATGTTGCGACAGAGGTTTATAACTGGGAAAGAACAGAAACAAATTGCAAACCGGGTCTTAAAAAAACGGCAAAAGAGTATGATGGAATGAGGGTGTAGTATGGCTATAAATAATAAATCGAGTAACCTACCACGGGGCAAGTCCATGTGGTTTTCTGAGGGTAGAAATTTATGAAAATCTACAGGAAAGACAACGTGCTTGAGGCAGCGAAAAAAAGAGTTTCATGGCTGTTCGACGAGTTTCCGGAAGTGATGGCAGCTTTTTCCGGGGGGAAGGATTCGACGGTGGTCCTGGAGCTTGGGATAGAAGAGGCCAGGAGGAGGGGCCAGCTTCCATTTAAGGTATTGTTTATTGATCAAGAAGCTGAGTGGGCAGAGACGGTAGCTTATGCAAAGCGGACCAGCGAACGACCAGAGGTTGAGATGTATTGGTACCAGATGCCGTTCAAGCTTGAAAACGCAGCCAGCTTCAGCGAAGAATGGTTGTATTGTTGGGACCAGGAAAAGAAAGATGTATGGATTCACTCACAGCAGCCGTTTGCAATCAAAGAAAACAAGTTCGGGACAGATGAGTTTTACAAACTGTTTGACAAGATATATCCAGCAGCAGCTAAGACTGAAAACTATGCGGTACTGTATGGATTGCGTTCAGCGGAAAGTCCCTTAAGGTCGGTTGCCATGACATCGACGCATGGCTACAAAGATATTACTTGGGCAACCAAAGCCGGGTGGAAGAAGGATCCTTCGTACAAGTTTGGTATAATCTATGACTGGGCAGCTGCAGACGTATGGACAGCCATTGCAAGACATGGGTGGGATTATAATAAAAATTATAACTACCAATTCCAGTACGGGATATCACCATTACGGATGCGGGTGTCCTCCCTTACACATGGTATCGCTGCCGAGAACACACTACGGATGCTGCAGGAGATAGAACCGGAGACGTATGAGAAGCTGGTGAGAAGGTTACCGGGGATAGATACCTATTCAAAGCTGCAGAAGGATATCAGAATTACCCATCTTCCGGAGGCGTTCAGTTCTTGGGAAGAGTATGTTGAATATATTACGCTAAATCTCTTGAGTGACCAGGGCCGGGCAGGATTCGAAAAACTGCTGAAAAATCAGCAGGTGAAAGATATTCCAAAAAATGAAGAGTTTTGGAAGAACGTGGCATTGCAGATGCAAGCGAACGATTATTATGGGGTAAGGATGCAGAATCTTGTCGCTACAATGGCAAAGAAGGCTTACTCAAAGGAACGGAAATATGCGAAGTGATCTGAAGAAAGCGATTGAAGAAGCTATCGGGGAAGACGGAGTTGAGGCACTAAATGAGATATCCAGGGTATCGAGCGCAGCTGCAGGATTGAGACATTCACCGGTGTCGGCGGTCCAATGGGTTCCGATAGATGATGTGATTGCCAATGACTACAATCCGAACCAGGTTGCCAAAAACGAATTGAAATTATTGGCGCTGAGTATCGACCATGACGGGTACACTCAGCCAGTGGTTGCTGTATATGACGCTGACCATAAAAAGTATGTTATCGTCGACGGGTTCCACAGGTATCTAACGATGAAGACTAATAGAACGATACGGGAGAGGTACCACGATTTACTACCAGTGGTTGTTCTGAACAAAAGCGTGAATGAACGAATGGCAGCAACTGTAAGGCATAACCGTGCCAGGGGAAAGCACACCATAAACGGCATGGGATACCTGGTAGCACAGCTTCGGGACAAAGGGTGGAACGACGCTGAAGTCTGCAATGAGATTGGATTGGAGCCTGATGAATTGGTGAGATTGGAACACATGACTGGAGTGGCGGAGCTATTCAAGGACCGGGAATATAACAAGTCCTGGGAAACAGTGAAGCAAACAAAACTCAAAAGGGAGATAAACGATGGGAAATAAAAGGGGTCAGGTGTACGATGAAATAGTCGATGTGAAGCTTGAGGATATCCAGCCGTATTGGAATAATCCTAGGATGAATGAACGAACGAAGGAAGCCTTAATCGACGCCTTTCGGAAGATAGGATTCAACCAGCCTATCCTCATAGACGAGCGGAACATTATTGTAAAGGGCCATGCCCGGTATCATGCAGCAAAGTTGGCGGGGTACCGGACAATTCCATGCTTGATATCTTCTGCTACGGAAAAGCAAAATAAAGAGGACAGGATCCTGGACAATAAGATTCAGGATCTGTCAACATGGGATAAGCGGACCTTGGAAGAGGAACTCCAGGGGGTAGACTTCGAGATTGCGCATGTGGTTGAGCTGGACGAGGTTGTCAACGAAGTGGAGACGGAGGTTCACAATCCAGATGATGAAGATCCTGTTGTATATCTTGTCTGCCCCGAGTGCGGGAAAGAATATCAGATACCCAAGTCTGAAGTATTACTAATGGAGACGGTCGAAAGCGGACCGGAATAGGAGGTATTGTGTCACTATTTGGAATAAACGAACGGATCATTTGGAAGTTAGAGGTCGAAGTTAAAGGAAAGACTAAAATGGTATCGAGGCCTGGTGTGTTCAAAGAGCAATTGAACGACGACCAGGCTAAAGTTTTATTGGACGGGTGGAGCAATCCTATCACCGTATCGATGCGTCATCTTGTAAAGGAGGATGTATGAAAGACAGTCCGAAGCTTGAAGTAATAATGCTATCGCTGGACCAGGTGAAGCCTTATGAAAAGAATCCCCGGCACAATGAAGAGGCTGTCGATGCACTGAAGAAGTCGATCCTCAAATATGGATTCAACCAGCCGATTGTAGTTGATACGGAGTATGTGATAGTGAAGGGACATACCAGGTACAAAGCAGTGACGGAGCTGGACCTAACAGAGATACCGGTAATAATCAGTCAAAACTCGGAGAAGGTGAACAGGGTCGACAGAATCGCGGATAACAAGATCCACGATTTAACTAAATGGGATAAAGACGCACTTTCTATGGAAGTCCGGGATATTGAAGATACCTTGTCAGAAGTGCTGGGAGATTTTAATGAGGAAGACTACAGCGACGTTGACGAGGTAGACGAGATAAGCATGGATGATGTAGGGAGTGCTAGACAGAAAATGGTCGACGGTGCTAACAGGCAGATGGAGCTGATCAAGGTAACTTGCGAGTGCGGGTATGAGATGTTCCTTTCAAAAACCAGTATCGAAAATTTAAAATAGGCGGGGGAAGATGAACGTGTTTCAAGTAAACTATACGAAGATAAACGGTGGGAAGTACAGTGAGTTTTACAATAAATCTGTACACAAACTTGAGAATGCAGCTATCCAGCGGTATATACATTCAGTGCTTCAACCAGGTGATACAGTAGTTGACTTCGGGTGTGGGGCCGGATTAGGTAAGCAGCTGATTGTAGACGGTCCTTATGCAGTCAAAGAGTACCATGAGACGCCTGAGACGGTAGTGGTTCAGGGAGTGGATCCATTCGCGATATTCGAGCCAGACTTTCTCATGACAGCACAGGATGCAGTAAAACGTATGCACTGGGACACTGCACTGATCCTTTTCTCTGCAGAAGAAATCGGCTGGAAGACAGTCGTTGAGATATGGGAGAAAAGCGAGAGAGCGGTTGTAGTGTTTATGAATAATACGGTGAACCACCAGGGATCTTATTTGTATCATAAATGGCTAAGGTGGCTGTTCTATTATTGGTTCCAGTCTATAAGAATTAAACATAAGCTGAAGAAGAGGGCGCATATAGAACCGTTGATCAACATGGATGGATACTGGGTTGCTGTGAAAAAGAGCTGATTTACAGTATCTTAGTACCAGGGAGTAAAGTGGAATGCCGAAAAAGACTAACAAAATGACACAAGAGCAGATAAGCAAAATAAACTCAGAGAATGGCAAGCAGGGTGGCCGCCCAAGCAAACTCACTGAAGATGTCCTCCAGGACATATTAAGCTATATAAAGGTAGGATCATACATTGAGACTGCTGCTGCTGCTGCAGGTATATCTAAGCAAAGTCTATATTATTGGTTAAAGAGAGGTGCGAAAGCAAGAGAAGAGTTAGCGAAAGGGGTTGATATTGGTGACGGGTATAGATACATTCGTTTCTCTGACTCTGTAAAAAAGGGCTTGGCTCAAGCGGAAATCCGAGATGTATCACTGATAGCTAAAGCAGCGCAAACCAATTGGACAGCCGCTGCATGGAGACTGGAGAGAAAGTTTCCGGACCGGTGGGGGCAGAAGGGCCGGTTTGAGATGACGCACAGCGGGAGGGTCGAGCATGAGGTTAAGTTCAGCAAGGAAGACAAAGAACACCTAATGAAGCAGATGTCAGAGTTTATCCCAGGTATCGAGAGAGTGATTGGAGGGGACGATAATGAGTCCGAATCTGAAGACTCTTGAAGATTATGAGGCTTTTATGGCAGAGACGTTTCCGGTCCTGCATCTTGCGATGTTCTATCATGTGACCCACAAGGGGGACCGGTTAACTTTCAATGATCACAAATACCTTAAGCAGATTTATATGGATCCTCATCCGGTGAAGGCCATTATTAAATCCACGCAATGCGGTATATCTGAGTACCTTATGCAGCTTGCGATATCGAAGGCAAAGAATGGGCGGGACGTGTTTTACGTGTTTCCAAATTGGGGGCTGTCTAGCCGGTTCATAAAAAACAGATATGACAAGTCGATTTTGAAAACAGACTACTACCAAGATCTTGTAATGAACGCGCAGAAGAGGAAAGCAGGATTCGGATATATGGGAGCTGCAGAGTCTATGAGTTTGAAGAATATCGGGTCTGGAACCATCGCGATGATAGGTAGCCAGTCTAGTAGCGCATTTACGGAGTTCCCGGCAGACGACCTGATCATTGACGAATTAGATGAATGTGTCCAAGACAATATCGAGATGGGAGAAGAACGCCTTGGACACGCCAAGGATCCTTCTATAACAAGGGTAGCAAATCCGACGATAGAAGGTTATGGAATTGATCTGCATTATGCCAATTCAGACAAGAATGAATGGTTCCTGCAGTGTGAGCATTGTGGTAAGTGGTTCACACCAGACTTCTTTAGGAATGTGGTCCGCCAGGTGGACACTATGGATTACGTGGTGAGGGATGAGACATTTGATTGGGAAAAGCCGGATGATGCTAAACTGATCTGCGAAGAATGTGACAAGCCGGTGAACAGGTTTTCATCTGGTGAGTGGGTACCCACCGGAGATGGCAGGGATAGAGGGTACCATATTTCAAAGCTGTTCTCTTCACGGTGGCCTATCCGAAATATAGTCGAGCGTTTCCAGAGGGGGCTGTACGATGATGTAACCATGCAGCGCGTGTATAACGGTGATCTAGGCCTCGCGTACAATGCGCCAGGGTCCAGTATAACCAGGGGGCTTATCGACGACGCTAAGGGTGAGTACATGGTCTACCAGCGGTTCGATAGGCCGGGGATCATGGGAGTTGACGTGGGAAAAGTCCTTCACGTAACTATCGCTGCACTAGGGGAAGACGGGCGGTTGTATCTTGAATATGCTGATACTGTGCAGGGAGAGGAAGATGTGATAAAATTGTGGAATGAATACCGAGTGAGGGTTGGTGTGATTGATGCAGCACCAGAGACGAGAATGAGCCGGAGGTTGGTAAAACGTTTCAAAGGAATGTTCATGTGCTACCAAGGGAATGCGAAGAGAGATTCGATTGACCAGAAGAGGAAGATTGTGTCAGTAGACCGAACTACTCAGCTGGACACCTTGAAAGAAAAAGTCGTAATGAAGGACCTTGTTTTTCCAGCTAATATCGACAGCGTACCAGAGTTTTACGATCAGATGGGGGCAGCAACCAGGTTTTTTGATGAAAAGCGGGATGAATATATCTGGAACGAAGGATCCAAGGCAGACCACTATATGCATGCTGCAGCGTTCATGGTCACTGCACGACAGGTTGCAGCAGCGGTATCAATATAGGAGGATGAAATGAATCCAGCCGTGACAACGAACGAAATATTTCAGTACCTGCAACAGCATAGAGCTTATGGTGAAGGGTACGGGAAACAGAACAAGCGCGGGATAAACGTCTATAGCTTATCGGATCTTGTGGGTGTAACCGGGCAAACCAAGTCCGGGGCTATGGTTCGGGGAGAATATCAACGCCCTCTATACCAGCTTGGCGTATGGGAAAGGGTGGAGATTTTCAAAAGGAGTTCTCCCATCTTTGGTTTAGTAACTAGTCGAATGCATAGAATCTCCGGTCTCGATTGGAATGTCGTGGCTCACAAAAAGGTTGAAGACCGGATAGCCACAAAGCTGAAATCCCTCAAAGCCGTATCAGCCGAGTATGAAGACGTTCCGGGTCTAGGGGCAGGTGTTTTACGGCAACGGATCTACGGAGTCCTCAAGCAATACCTCAAAGAGCTGAAGCCAGATTTAAGTAATTTCAACGGTGCATTACTACGGTGGAGCCGGAGAATCAAAGAAGGGTATGAGGACAGAAGTACTGAGATTGAAGGGTGGCTGGAGAGACCGAATCCCAAAGACAACTTCACTGAATTTCTGAAGAAGTGGATTTTTGATATGTTGGTTCACGGTGGAAGCGATATGTACAAGAAGCATGATGGGGAACGGTTGCAGTCTGTGTATATGCTTCCTGGGGGAACAGTGTATCCTTTGCGGGGCGTGACCGTTGAGTCCCTTGAGGCGTATAC